AGTCAGCGAGCGGTTTTGATAAACGCCACAAAAATTCCTGTGTCACCCCAGGTGCATAACTTTTTGACGATCCTTGAAGAAGCTGATGGCGACGAGGTTCACAAACGACATATTGCCAGCAAGTTGGCAATCCCTACGGCAACTTTCCGGACTGCGGACATCTTTAAACGGCACAAGCAGGTGCAAGCGATTTTTATCGGCAATGACAACACTGGCAACTACTGGCTCAAGCCAGAGTTCCTGACTTTGGAGAGGGGGTGAAGCAAGCTCAAAACGCATCCTTTAGATGTTTTCCCTCGGCACTTTTTGAAAAGGACAGACCATGTCAGGCAAAAATCAACACGTCGTTCCCCGCGCTAATGAATGGGCCGTACGCGATGCCGGAAATTCGCGCGACACATCGCACCACAGCACACAGGCAGAGGCCGAGCGTGCTGCGCGTGGGATTGCCATTAACCAAAAAAGCGAAGTGCTTATTCATGGAGAAAACGGTCGCATCCGTGAGCGCAACAGCTACGGCAATGATTCGTTTCCGCCCAAGGGTTGAGATGAAACTCGGCTGACTGCTCGCCAGCCAACTTAAACCCAGCCCGGCCTGATCAGCCGGGTTTTTTTTCGTCTGTTTCCTGTGGAGGCGGCTATTTACCAAATCTGCCCACCAATTTTGTCTACCTTGCCCACCCCTTTGCCCACCCCCTGAATCCGAAGATGACCTCACGTTTTAGCAACAACCTGAAAGGACAAAAACGTGACTATCAAACACCTCAATCAACGCCAATTGGCTGATCGTTGGGACTTAAGCGAGGCGTCGCTGGAGCGCTGGCGAACCGAGGGCATCGGGCCTGTGTTCATGAAATTGCAGGGCCGGGTTCTCTACCGAGTTGAAGACATCGAGTCGTTTGAGAACGAAAGCCTGCGCAAAAGTACCTCCGAGCGTGCTGGCGCAGTAGCAAATGCCGTCACTGTGGGAGGTGCAGCATGAGCATGCTAATTCAAGAACATGTGCTGGCCATCCCCGTCGGAAATCTGGCCGAACGCAGCAGCCAAGCACTTTTTGACCTCAAAAGCGACGCCATTGATCTGCTGTCGAAAGCCAAGGCGATCAATGATCACCTCGACCGGGCAACGGAGCTGAAATTCGCCACTCGTGCGCACGCACTGCGTTTGGCCGCAGGCAAAGACACCGGCATCGTGCATTTCGAGGACGGACCAGTGCAGGTCACGGCCGACTTGCCAAAGAAGGTGGAGTGGGATCAAACCAAACTGGCTGAAATCACCCGCCGCATCGCTGCCAATGGCGAAAACCCAGCCCAGTACGTTGAAGTCAGCTACCGTGTGTCGGAGACCAAGTTCGGTGCCTGGCCAGAGACATTGAAGTCGGCCTTCGTTGCTGCTCGAACTCTTAAAACTGGCAAGCCGAGTTTTCGCCTGGCTTTGGTCGAAGGGGTACAAGCATGAGTCTCAAAATCTATACCGCCGACCAACGCCTGGCTGAATATCATGGCATCAAAGGCGTGATGGTTGGTAAAAGTGGGCTGGGCAAAACCTCGCAGCTTTGGACTTTGAACCCCATCGCCACCTTGTTTTGTGATCTCGAAGCTGGCGACCGAGCCGTCGAAGGTTGGACTGGTGATGCCGTTCGGCCGCGCACTTGGCAGGAGTGCCGAGATATCGCGGTCTTTATTGGCGGCCCCAATCCTGCACTACGCGATGACCAGCCTTACAGCCAAGCGCATTTCGATGCAGTCTGCGCGCGTTTTGGCAGTCCATCGGCCATGGATAAATATGAAACCATATTTGTCGACTCGATCACGGTGGCAGGCCGACTTTGCATGCAATGGTGCAAAGGCCAGCCCCAAGCCTTCTCCGAAAAAACGGGCAAACCCGACAGCAGAGGTGCTTACGGCTTGCTTGGCTCAGAAATGATTTCTTGGCTGACCCACTTGCAGCACACACGCCACAAAAACGTGTGGTTCGTTGGCATCCTGGACGAGAAACTTGATGACTTCAATCGGCGCGTTTTTTCGCTGCAGATTGATGGATCAAAAACAGGGCTGGAATTGCCAGGAATTGTTGATATCGTCATCACGCTGGCCGACATCAAGGCAGACGATGGCCAGAGCTACCGCGCCTTTGTCTGCCAAACGCTCAATACCTGGGGTTACCCAGCCAAAGATCGCTCCGGCCGTCTTGACCTGATTGAAGAACCCCATTTGGGTCGCCTGATGCAAAAGATATCCGGCCCAGCCAAACCGGCGGCGCAACGACTGAATTTCACACGACCCACGGCCATCACCGGCCCAAGTGACATCACCGGCCCAAGTGACATCACCGTTGCCACAGCGACCACATCTGTAACCCAAACCATTCAGGAGTCTTGATCATGACCTATTTCGATTTCAACTCGGCCGCCGAACAGTCTTCCTTCGACCCCATTCCAAAAGGCAGCAATGTGCGTGTGCACATGACGGTCCGCCCGGGTGGCTTTGATGATCCATCACAAGGTTGGACGGGTGGCTACGCCACGCGCAATACCAGCACAGGTTCGGTTTACCTGAACTGCGAATTTGTCGTCACGGAAGGTGAATATGCACGCCGAAAAATGTGGTCCTTGATCGGCCTTCACAGCCCGAAAGGACCGGAATGGGCGGGTATGGGGCGCACCTTTATCAAGGCCATCCTCAATTCAGCACGTGGCATTCACCCTGGTGACAACAGTGCCGCCGCACAAAACGCCCGACGGATCAATGGTTTTGTGGACTTGGATGGCATTGAATTCCTGGGCAAGGTTGATTGGGAAAAAGACCAAAACGGCCAAGACAAGAGTGTCATCAAGTCGGCAGTCACGCCTGACAACAAAGACTACGCAGCGTTGATGGGTACCCCAAGCATGGCGGGTTCGGTGACATCTGCATTGCCCGCTGCCCCAACCAGCACATCCAACGCCTATGCCCAAGCCACTGGTCGTGCGCCCGTCCCGGGTCGCCCGAGCTGGGCACAGTAAGGAGTTACCACCATGATGCTTCGACCTCGTCAATCATTGTTGGTGGAGCGCACGCTGTTGGCGCTCGGTGAGCATGGCAACACACTGGCTGTTGCACCCACAGGCAGTGGCAAGACCATCATGCTGTCGGCCGTCACCGGCCGGGTGTTAATTGAGCCCGATGCCAAGGCGTGCATCCTGGCGCACCGAACCGAACTGACCGGCCAAAACCGCACCAAGTTCGAACGGGTCAATCCGGGCATGACCACCTCGGTGTTCGACGCAAACGAGAAATCCTGGCTCGGTCAGGTGACTTTTGCGATGGTTCAGACCTTATCGCGCCAATCGCATCTTGAGCAGATGCCGACCTTGGATTTGCTTGTCATTGACGAGGCACATCACGCTTCGTCGGACAGTTACCGGTATGTGATTGATGCGGTGCTGGCGCGCAATCCAAAAGCAAGCATCTGTGGACTGACCGCCACCCCAAACCGGGGTGATGGCAAAGGTCTACGCGAGATTTTCTCAAACGTGGCTGATCAGATCAGCCTGGGCGAGATGATTGCAGCCGGTCACCTTGTCTCGCCGCGTACCTTTGTCATCGATGTGGGTGTCCAGGATGCCCTCAAAAATGTGCGCAAGACGGCCATCGACTTTGACATGGATGAGGTCGCTTCGATTCTTGACAAACGCCTGATTTCGGATGCGGTTATCAAGCATTGGAAAGAAAAGGCGCCGAATCGAAAAACCATCATCTTCTGCTCGACGGTGGCACATGCGCAGCACGTCTGCGAAGCTTTCGAAGCGGCTAACGTGAACGCGGTACTGGTTCATGGCGAATTATCTGGTGGGGAACGCAAGGCACGCTTGGCTGCGTTTGAGAGCGGAAGCGCCCAGGTGGTTGTCAATGTTGCTGTGCTGACTGAGGGCTATGACTACACGCCAACGAGCTGCGTGATATTGCTACGCCCCAGTTCCTACAAATCAACCTTTATTCAGATGGTTGGTCGTGGGCTGCGCACCATTGATCCAGAGGAATTCCCGGGCCTTGTTAAGTCGGACTGCATCGTGCTGGACTTTGGCACAGCCAGCCTGATGCATGGCTCGCTGGAGCAGGAGGTCAATCTCGACGGTCATTTTCATGATGGTGAAGCGCCAACCAAGGATTGCCCTGACTGCGGTGCGATTGTCCCCATGGCCTGCATGGAGTGCCCGTTGTGCGGCCATATCTGGGATCGTCAGCAGAAGGACGGCGGTGTCTTGGCCGATTTCATCATGAGCGAGATCGATCTGCTCAAACGCTCCAATTTCAGATGGTGTGATCTTTTTGGCAGTGACGATGCGCTCATGGCCACCGGTTTCAATGCGTGGGGCGGTATCTTTTTCCTGAACGGCCGTTGGTACGCTGTTGGCGGTGGCAAAGACTTACAACCGCACCTACTGGCAATTGGCGAGCGCACGGTGTGCATGGCCAAGGCAGACGATTGGCTCAATGGCAACGAGAGCGCCGATTCGGCCCACAAGACACGTCGCTGGCTCAATGAGCCGCCAACACAAAAGCAGCTTCAGTACCTGCCACAAGCCATGCGTGCGGACTTCGGCATGACCCGCTACCAGGCCTCGGCACTGCTGTCCTTCCAGTTCAATAAATCGCAGATTCATCGCTTGGTGATGGCGGCTAACGACGGCGACAGGATGGCGGCGTGACCTGCGCGGTCTGCTCTCGTCAAGCCAAAGGCCTGGGGTGGTTCAACCCCAGGCTCAAGCGCAGTGATCCGGCGCGGTACAGCGATCGCTGGGTGTTTTGCTCGATGGCCTGTCAAAACGCCTTTTCTCAAATCATGAACAAGACAGAGGGACACATGATCAATACCACGGAGATGGAAAACGAGGCTATCGGTTCGTGCCTGATGCCATTGGGTGACTACGTCAGCACCATCGGCATGCAGCGCCCACTGGCCGATTTCAGCCGACAGGAAGTGTTGACACTCATTGAGGTGGTTGTCACGGCGTTTCAAGCACACATGTTGGCCGAGCACGAACGCATGGCTGCTAAAGACCGTGCGTTTTTGGAGCAGCGTCTGGCTCGTCAGCAGCAGTGGCCATCCACAGGGAGGACTGCTTGATGCTGGATTTCAACCACCGCCCCAAGATTGAGGAGCATATCAGCGCCCTGGTCGACGCCGCATTGATCAAAGAACGTGACAAAGAAATGCCGCGCAACTACCTGGGTGCCTCTCGGCTTGGGGTCAGCTGTGAGCGCGCACTGCAATACGAATACACCCATGCGCCAGTTGACGCAGGCCGCGACTTTGCAGGTCGCCTGCTGCGCGTGTTTGAAGTTGGTCACCAGTTGGAAGACATGGCTGTGCGCTGGTTGCGTTTGGCTGGATTTGATCTGTACACACACAACGCTCAAGGGGGTCAGTTCGGATTTTCTGTAGCCGGTGGCCGCATCGCAGGCCATGTGGACGGCATTCTGAATGATGGCCCGGCCGAATTGGGCTTGTCCTACCCGGCAATCTGGGAGTGCAAGACCATGAATGACAAGTCCTGGCGCGACACGGTCAAACAGGGGGTTGCCAAGTCAAAGCCAGTGTATGCGGCACAAGTGGCGGTGTATCAGGCCTACATGGAGGCCAGCGTGCCTGGCGTTTCTGACAACTCGGCACTGTTTACTGCAATCAACAAAAACACGCAGGAAATCTGGTTTGAGTTATTGCCTTTCGATGGTGGATTGGCGCAACGTATGTCAGACCGCGCAGTCAAGGTGATTTCCGCCACAGAAGCAGGTGAGCAGTTGCCGCGCCACACCACGACACCAACCCACCACGAATGCAAATTCTGCACCTGGCAAGACCGGTGCTGGAGCGTTGCATGACGGTGGAAACCCTCAATTGGATGGACTTCAATGATGCGCCACAACAGCGTGCCGATTTGGGGGAGGATATTCAGGCTTTACGTTCTGGCCTATTGGATCGATTGGAAGCGGTATTGCATTACCTCTTTCCAGCCGGTCAGACTAAAGGCAGCAAATTTTATGTAGGCGATATTGACGGCACACCAGGCAAAAGTCTGGTGGTGGAACTCGAGGGCGCGCGTCGTGGCTTGTGGAAAGACTTTTCTAACGACGATGGTGGTGATCTGATCGACATCTGGGCCATGTCACGTGGTCTATCGGTGCGGCATGATTTTGTGCAGGTGCTTCAGGAAATCAGCCAGTGGCTCGGATTTGCGCCACCTGTCACGCGACCAATACAGCGTGAAGCGCGCAGCGCCCCCACAGACGAACTTGGGCCGTACACCGCGAAGTGGGATTACCTGTCAAGCCAAGGCGCGCTGATTGCCTGCGTCTACCGCTACGACCCACCCTCAGGCAAGGAATTCCGGCCGTGGGACGTTGGCAGCCGGATGTGGCGCGCGCCTGATCCGAGGCCACTGTTCAATCTTCCCGCTGTGGCGACTTGCCGCCAAATTGTCTTGGTCGAAGGTGAAAAGTGCGCCAGCGCTCTGATTGCATTGGGTGTCGTGGCCACCACCGCCATGAACGGAGCCAAGGCACCCATTGACAAGACCGACTGGAGCCCACTCAAGGGAAAGAATTTGGTCATCTGGCCAGATCGTGATGCTCCTGGCTGGGATTACGCCCAGAACGCTGCTCGGGCCTGCGTGCTGGCTGGCTGCGCATCTGTCTGCATCGTTGTGCCACCCGAAGTCAAGCCGGAAAAATGGGATGCTGCCGACGCAGTTGATGAGGGCTTTGACTGCTTGACGTTCATTGCAAAGGGTGATCGGCAGGTGATCAAGGCAGCAGAACCCGTGTTGCCCAGCTTTTCACTAGGGGAACTACTCGACGACGATTCGCCCCTGCCGCCTGACATCATCGGCCCGAGGGTGCTGACACCGGGCAGTTTGCTGGTGTTTGGTGGCGCCCCCAAGGTGGGCAAAAGCGACTTTTTGTTGGCCTGGCTTGCGCACATGGCCGCCGGTGCCACTTTTCTGGGAATGCGCCCCTCACGCCCCTTGCGTATTTTTTACTTGCAAGCAGAGGTGCAGTATTACTACCTGCGCGAGCGTGTCAAGGCCATCAAGCTGCCATCTCACCGCATCAAGGATGCGCGCCAGAACCTGTATTCCACGCCTCAGGTTCACACAATTCTTAACAGTGACGGTGTGGCGCAGGTGATTGCCGCCATTGCGCAGGCATTTCCGGCCGAACCACCCGACATCATCGCCATCGACCCGCTGCGCAATGTGTTTGACGGCGGAGAAGGCTCTCCCGGTGAAAACGACAACGCCGCCATGCTCTTCTTTTTAAAGCAAAGAGTTGAGCGCATTTTGTACACCGTCAATCCGAACGCTGGCGTGATCCTGGTGCACCACACCAAGAAGATGGGAAAAAAGCAGTTCGAGGAAGACCCATTTCAGGCATTGGCTGGCGCAGGCAGTCTGCGCGGCTACTACTCC